TGTGCACTCTGCACGTGGGCCCGTTTCACCTCATCCAATCAACACGAGGCTTTATGCAATGGAGTTAACGATCTTTCTCCTAGACTTCTGAGCATAATAGAGACCAAATGTAACTATCTTCTCATGTACATCGCAGTACTAAGATGCTGCCGATAGAAAGGTAAGGTGTCATATGAGAGACTACCAATTTCGTAACCTTTCATCTGATGATCGGATGAAAGCTGCTGCTAAATCAGTCGAGATGATTCTCGAAAGTGTTGGGTTCTCTAGAGGGGCTGAATTCTCTAGGGATTATTATCATGTTCTGAAAAGAACAGCAGCACTTGTAAATTCCATGTCCGATAGTAACATGGAGAACACCTGGTTACCTGCAGCAAAAAGACACAAGGAGAAATTTGACAAGTTGATGACTCAAATCATCACAGCATCTATGAATAGTGGCTTATCTAATCCGGTCACTTTTGTGGGTCGTTCGACAATTCGATTCGTTGACGATATTGAATTGATCGAAGAGTCAATAACTCCCAGATCATTTTGGCCTTCCTATAGAATGTTATCCTATCTACAGGTGACAGAGACGTCAGAACAAGTTATTGCTGTTCTTTCTGCAGTGTCAAATCTTTTTACTATTCACAAAGATTTGGTATTAAAGGAATCAGAACGTCTCGTAAAGAAGGCTGAAGACTGTATACGTGAGCAGAAAGACTGCTCACTGCAAAAGAGACATGGACATGATCTTGTAGATAAAATCATGTCTGCTTTCTGGACAGAAGTAAAAGACTGTCTTAATGGTACCAAAGTTCCTTCTAATGAGGTGATGGAGAGTTTTCTTGCATGGGCTAAATTAGCCAAGCAAAACTTCAAGCGTCCTGACCTATCGAACGTCTTGGATAGAAAAGTATCTTCTGCCTCATGTGGTGCAAAGATATCAGGTCTTGAAGGGACCATGCCAGCTTTCCTGGCAGAGCCCTTTGAGGATGATCTGCCTGAAGTAAGTAAGTACCATTCAGGCTATGATAAAATAATGGGTTATACAAAACCTCATTATATTAATCATCCTACTGGCCTGAAACATCAGGTCAATACTTCTGTATTTATCGAGCATCGGTCTAAGCCCGATGTTCGTCAAATCTTTCTTCTCTGTGAGAGAGACGCAGATAGATTACAAGGGCTAGTGGAAATCATCACTGCCATCAACAATCTTCGTCCTTCTATAGTAGTAAAGGATCAGATGAAGGGAGTCAGAGATGCTATTAAATCATTCCTGAAGAAGTGTTTGGCATGTTACAGCTTAGATCTGCATGCCTGTACTAATACTTTGGATCGATATGATCAAAAGAATGTCTTACGTAACTGGCTAGAGATATCCAGTGATTATAATCCAGAGGAGATAGATATCATCACCTCATATTGGATTGATATTATGTCACGTCCAGTGACTGTAACATTACCTGCGCCGAGCTTGAAGAAAGTAAACTACAAGCAGGTTACGGGACAACAGATGGGATTTCCAACATCTGTTCAGATGTTAAATTTGTCACATGAAACATGGGTGACAGCTATGATCTGGTATCTTTGTCCAAAAACAAAGTCAGACGAAAATTTCACCAATCATTATCAGAGTGGTAAGACATATTCTGAGGATGATTTGCCTGACTTCAACCTCTTGATAAAAGAAGGGTATAAAATTATACCATATCGTCATGATATTCTTGGTGATGACTTCTTTGCATCATTCAAGAGAGATCCTTTGTTTGTCTTTCCTAGACTTTACAGAGAGTTCATGGCTCAGCTCAACACTGAGTGTAACTTCACAAAGGGATATATTTACAACATATCCATTCTTGGTTATGAGGTTCCATTAGCCGAATTTGCCAAGAACCTGATTTTAAATGGAATGAATATAACACCACTTCCATTTAATGCGCTTTGCCTGGGTAATTCTGCTCAAGCAAGAATGTCTCTACTCCTTTGGTACAAAGTAAGGATGGAGGTTAAAGCGTATGAACCTGAGTTCTTATCGAAGTGGTCTGGTTTAACTCAAACAGAGTTAGTACTCCTAGCATCATCAGGGGTCCATACACAATTTAGACCTCTTGTTTGGGGAACAGATGAACTTCCAAAGTTTTCTTCTAATGTCAATAGGTTGTTAGCTACAGTTAACATTCCTTTAGCAAAACAAACAATGTTGGCAAAAACAATGTTGGAAGTTGTTAGGGATCCTAACTATATCCCTAAGATATCTGATTACAATATGGTTGTCGGACCATATAGAAAGATTTCTAGATTCATATACAATCAGAACAAAGGTGAAGGAACAAAATTCAAAGCAATTTTGGATAACTGTGAACTCATCGCAATATCAATGAGTCTTATGTCCAACGCACTATGGGATGATAGTGACACTGCCTTTCATAATAAGGAAGATTTTATCGATTACATTCCTGTTATGGCAAAGCTGAAGATTCATGATTTTCATGCTTTAGGCGACCTACTATGGATTATCTCCATGTTGGATATAGGTGACAAGAAGGATGTAATTCCCTCAATTGAGAGTCTCGATCAGCTGCAAACCACAGTTGATAGAGTGTTCTCGACAGATTCTACTAGATCTTATCGTCGTTATGGAGAGATAGAGACACGATTGAATCTATCATTTGAGATCTCTGATGTCATCAATGAACATCATCAGCTTGTTGAGACATTCCATGTGGATAACATAGATGATTGTCTTAAAGATCTAGTATCATTAATTAACACCAGAGTAGGTACAACATCAAAGTGGGATTGCCACTATGAGGAATCACCTCTAGAGACAGTTCAACACGATCTCTGGGATAATGATGATCCATTAGGTCTCAATATAATGGGTATCTGATGGGGGAGGGGCGTACTCAAGGCGCACGACACGCGTATAAGGCTATTCTGAGGAATTCACCTTTCTTGGAGAAGCCTGCTAATTCGTGACGCACGGAGTCGGCG